GAGATTACAAAGGAATTTATGTCATACATTGAACATCCTGCCGCATACGAAGCCGCTATCAAGCGCAACATCATAAACAATGCTACCAAAACGTTCTACAGGACATATCCCGATGCTGGCGATATCGTCCAATTCCTTGTTGACAATTCTGAGAGAAATTCTTTCTACTCAAATCTTCTTGGTGCGTTGAACACTTATGGTAAGTTGACAGAAAAACAAGTCCTTGCTGTACGCAAATCAATTACCACTCAAGCTGAACGCAAAGCACAATGGATCGCACAAGCGGCAGAGAAAAACACAACCCGTACATTCATTGGCACCGAAAAGAAAAAGATTACTGTTACTTTAACAGTTAAAAAAGCAATTGTCGTTGATCGTCCTAAATTTTACTGGGCTGATTCTGGCAGAAGTCTTCTCCGTATCTGTGAAGATGCCGATGGCAATGTGCTTGTCTTCAGCGGCAATGCAGATTTCCCTGCCGAAGGTGAAACTGCAACAATTACCGCTACAGTAAAAATGCACCGCTACTATAAACAAAACGACATTGAAGTGCCACAGACAGTTATCATCCGTCCAAAGACTGTTGCCATGGTACAACAACCAGTTGCAGAAACCGCTTGACATTTACTTTAGATTGAGTTAAGATACATACATGCTTAATACACAAATTTCAAAATCCACTCTAGCAAAGTTACTTGCTACAGAGAATATTTCGGTAGAGTATCGCAAGGTGCAAACTGCATCATTCGATATCGTGAATCGCCGTCTTACTCTTCCTATTATGAATGACACCACACCTGAAATGACAGACCTTTTGGTCGGGCATGAAGTGGGTCACGCATTAGACACACCACAATCATACGTTGAATCAGCTAAGGCTGGCGGTTCTGCATTTTCTACATTCTTGAATGTGATTGAAGATGCACGTATTGAACGTAAGATAAAAGACAGATATCCAGGTTTGCGTAAACCAATGGCTATCGCTTATCGTCAATTTACTGAACGTGACTTCTTTGGCATCAAAGGTCAAGATGTAAATGAATTTATGTTGATTGATAGAATCAATTTGCATTTTAAACTTGGTGCTATTGCAGGCATTAAATTCAATGCTGAAGAAATGCTGTATGTTAAAGAAGTTGAAACGGCAGATTCGTTTGAGCAAGTGAAAGATATCACCGAACGTTTGTATGATTTTTGCAAAGCAGAGTTAGAACAAAAACGTCAAGAGGCTAAAGAAGACTTTCAAAAACGCAAAGAGAATGGCGAATTTGATGATGAAGATTTTGATAATGAAGATGGCTTTGGTGATGATACTGAAGACTATGAAGATCAAGATCCAAGTAGTTCTGGTTCTAATGATGGCGAAGATGATGACGATTATGAATCAGAAGACCGCTTTGACAATGGGTATTCTAACGAACGCACGTTTGAAGATACCATGCCTAATGAGTTGAAGGTGTATGGTGACGAAGTTAAATCTGTAACGGATGAAAAATTTCAAGAAGCATTGAAAGGTCTCGCAGAAACAAAAGAAATTAATGTTGGTAAGATTGCTAGTCAAAAGAAAATCTATTTGAAAGATTATATTGTTCCTTTCAAAGAGTTACAATTCTTTGACGAATCATTTTATGATACTGAAGAATTAGAACCGCATGAGCGTTATGATGCTAGTCTATTGACTAAATTTGAATCCAAGAATAAGAATGCTATTGCATATCTTATAAAAGAATTTGAAATGAAAAAGAAAGCGGCTGAGTTGCGCCGTGTAACAGTTTCCGATACTGGTACACTTGACACTAACAAATTGCATACTTACAAATTCAATGACGATATCTTCCGTAAGATTGGTGCCGTTGCTGATGGTAAGAATCACGGCATTGTAATGTTCATTGACTGGTCTGGTTCAATGGCTGACAATATGTCTGGTACAATTGAACAGTTAATTACAATGTCAACGTTCTGCCGTAAAGTGAATATTCCGTTTGATGTTTATGCTTTCAGTACTCAATATCCAAAGAAACTGAAAGATATGCCAGTTGATTCTTCTGTAGATATTAAAGAAAATCAATTAGACATTGACTATTTTTCTTTGTTGAACATTTTGTCTAGCAGTATGAAAAATCAAACGTATCGCAAATTTGCAAATGATTTGTTGAATGTCGCAGAAGCATATGAGCCTTACTCGCATCATCGTAGACACAATAAATCAAGTTACATCAAAAATGGTATGGGTCTCGGCGGCACTCCGTTGAACGCAACAATTCAAGTAGCATCTAATGTTGTGAATGATTTCCGTAAACGTACTCGCTCTGAAATTGTGAATGTTATCTTTTTGACTGATGGCGAAGACAGTACCACATTGTGGACCACATCCGCCGATCACCGTGGTACTAGAATCGGACCTTCTGACTATCGTTCAGTATCTTATATTGAAGATGAAGATTCTGCAAAAACTTATCGTGTAAGTGACAAAGGTGTAACGCCAACGTTATTGCAAATTTTAAAAGATCGCACTGGTTGCAATTTGATTGGATTCTACATCCTGCCAAAAAGCAAACGTTACTTTCAAAATGCAATGTCACGTTTCAACATGATAATGACAGACGATGGTTACAAACAATTCCGTAATGAAAAGTTTTTCTCTGTCAACGGATATGGCTACTCAGAATATTTTCTGATTCCTGGTGGTGAAGATTTGTCTACCGAAGATGATTCGCTATCAGACATTCTTGGTGAATCCAAAGATGTTTCCGCACGTAAGTTGAAAGGTGCATTCTTAAAGATGAACCAAAACCGTTTGACCAATCGTGTTCTTCTCTCTAAGGTAATCAAGGAAATTGCTTGATGTTGTATAAAAACAACAGTCAAAGTAACCCTTGACTTGCCATAAATATTCTGTTATACTAAGTATTGAAATTGATTTTTAACTGAAAGGCAAATTATATTATGATTACGCAAAGTGAAAAAGTTGCATTCGTTACCGAAGCCGCAAAACGTTTTGGTGCTATTGTGACCCGCCAACAATTGGTGACACTTTCTGAAGAGACTGGCGGTAAACGTCAGTTCTGGCTTGAAGCCGACCAGTACCGAGTTGGACGTGGCAAGTATCAATTGCCTCTCCAAGAATTTAATGTTAACATGGCTGGACTTGCACTAGTCAAATCTAATCCAGTTTCTTCCATGCCAATTACTGAACCCATTATGGCTCCTGTTGCAAAAGCAATTGCAAAAATGTCATCCGTTGCACGTATGCAAGAGGGTGCAATTATTCCTAAAGTGAATTCGCTGTATGTTCCTTTTGGATTCTTTGACAACATGAAACGTATTGTTGCATCAAAGAAATTTTATCCAGTATTTGTTTCTGGTCTCTCTGGCAACGGCAAGACTTTTATGGTTGAACAAGCATGTGCCCAATTGAAAGTTGAATGTCTCCGTGTGAATATTTCACCTGAGACTGATGAAGATGATTTGATTGGTGGCTTCCGTTTGATTGATGGAGAGACAAAGTGGTTTGATGGTCCAGTTGTTCAAGCAATGAAGTCTGGTGCTGTTTTGATTCTTGATGAAATTGATCGTGGTTCAAATAAACTAATGTGCTTGCAAGGTGTACTTGAAGGCAAAGGTTTGTTCGTTAAGAAAACTGGTGAATTTGTTGAACCAGTTTCTGGCTTCAATATTATCGCTACTGCAAACACCAAAGGTAAAGGTGATGAGACTGGTCGCTACATGGCGGCAACAATTCTTGATGATGCGTTCCTTGAGCGTTTCCCAATTACAGTTGAACAGGAATATCCTGACACTAAAGTTGAAACTAAGATTTTGACTAAGTTGTTCGCAAGCCTTGGTATCAATGACAAAGAGTTTGCAGAAAATCTTGTGAAGTGGGCTGATATCATTCGTAAAACATTTGAAGAAGGTGCAATTGACGAATTGATTTCCACTCGCCGTTTGTCTCACATTGCCGAAGCATACACTATCTTCAATGATAAGATGGAAGCAATCAAGTACTGTATCAATCGTTTTGATGGTGAAACAAAGACTGCATTTCTTGACTTGTACAGCAAAATTGATGCTGGTATTGATCCGACTGCCGAAGTGAAACCTAATCTAGATGGAGACACCGATCATTAATCCAAACATTTCTTTCTAATCTCCTTGGCACAAGTGAACTGTGCCTTTAGAGGCTACTTGACGTAGCCTCTTTTTTTATATATAATAGTGTAGATTAATTTAACAATATGGAGAAATTATGCAATTTGAAATTGATATTGAAAAACTGAGAACTAAAAAACTGTTTATTGCAACACCGATGTATGGCGGACAATGCCACGGGTCTTACACTAAAGCAATTTCCGACTTAATGGTATTATGCACAAAGTATGGTATTGAAGCTAAATTGTTTTTTATATTTAATGAGTCATTAGTGCAACGTGCTAGAAATTATTTGACAGATGAATTTGTGCGTAGTGGTTATGACTTAATGCTGTTTATTGATAGTGACATTCATTTTGAAGCACAGGACATTTTTGTTATGATGCATCATGCAATTGAACGTGATGATATGGATGTCATTTGTGGACCATATCCAAAAAAAGCAATTTCTTGGGAAAAAATTAAATCGGCAGTAGACAAAGGCTTTGCAGACGAAAATCCAAATCAATTGGAAGAGTTTGTTGGTGACTTTGTTTTTAATCCAACAGATAATCAAAATTCATTCCGAGTTGATGAGCCAGTTGAAGTGAAAGAATCTGGAACTGGATTTATGATGATTAAACGTAGCGCATTAGAGAAATTTGATAAAGCATTTCCAATGCAAAGCTACAAACCGGATCACGCACGTACAGTAAACTTTGATGGTAGCAGAGAAATTATGGCATACTTTGATTGTGTTATTTGTCCAGACACAAAACGATATCTTTCTGAAGACTATATGTTCTGTCAATGGATGCGTAAAGCTGGTGGAAAGATTTGGTTACTTCCATGGTTGCGTTTGAAACATGCAGGTAGTTATATCTTTGGTGGTTCGTTAGCCGCATTAGCCGCCATCAATGCGTCTCCAACAGCGGGCAATAATGTTCCAAAGAAAGATAACGCCTTAAAATGATTGACTATCGTTATAATGAAGATAAGACTTTGTGGGAGCTGAAGTCTTACATTGATTCAACATACGAACAACATTATTCCCGTGACAAATTTCAAGCAACAGAATTCATCATTGATGGTGGACATGGTGAAGGATTCTGTATTGGAAACGTGCTGAAATATGCACAAAGGTATGGCAAGAAAGATGGAAGAAATCGTAAAGACTTGCTAAAAATTTTACACTATGCTATAATCATGCTACACGTACATGACTTGAATGAAGGAAAACAAAATGAAATTAAGTGAATCGACAATTAACGTTCTTAAAAACTTTGCAACCATTAATGCTGGTATGCAATTCAAAGAAGGCTCTGTAGTACGAACTATCTCCAAAGGACAGAACGTACTCGGTAAAGCTACAGTAACAGAAAACTTTGAGAAAGATTTTGTCATCTATGACCTGAATCGATTTCTTTCTCTTTGCAGTTCTCTAACTGATCCTGAGATTGTTATCAATACTGATGCAAATAATCTTACAGTTAAATCTGGCACATCCAAAACTACATACGGACTTGCAGATGAATCTATGATTGTAGCACCGCCTGCAAAAGAGTTAAAGATTGAAAACTCCGAAGTGAATTTTAGACTGACAAAAGACGATATGAATCAAGTATTGAAGTTGTCTGGTATCTTGGGTCTTCCAAACATTGCTGTTGTTGGTGATGGTGAAAGTGTTTCTATCTCTGCACTAGATGTTAAAAATAATGAGTCTGATAACTTCTCAATCAGAGTTGGTGAAACTTCATCTAATTTCAAAATGATTTTCAATACAGAAAATCTCAAGATGGTTCCTGGTAATTATGATGTTGCAATTTCATCTAAAGGCATCTCACACTTCAAACATGTGACTGACCAAATTGAATATTGGATTGCTACTGAAGCTGGCTCTAAGTACGAAGGTTAATATAATGAGTAACGTGATTGTTCCGTCTTCTCCAGAAGACCGCAAAAAGATTCTGGATGCACTTGTCGAAATTTCAAACTCACTCACTCGCATTGAAGCAGAACGTGATTTAATTAAAGACATTCTTACTAGCGTAGAAGATAAATTTGAGTTGCCTAAAAAGTACACTCGCAAACTTGCAAAGATTTATCATAAACAAAACTTCACCGAAGTTCAACAAGAACAAGATGACGTTGAGTCTCTTTATGAGAGTGTGGCTAAGTAACACTCGCTTGCATTCTAACATGCAATGTGTTAGAATATATTTTTATGTTATGATAAGGTGAACACATGCTACAAGATTTCTTGTGGGTCGAAAAGTATCGACCAAAAACTGTTGAAGATACAATTCTTCCAGCAGACTTAAAGGCTACGTTCCAACAATTCGTTGAGCAAAAGAACGTACCCAATCTAATTCTTACAGGCGGTCCTGGTGTAGGTAAAACTACTATCGCAAAGGCTATGCTTGACGAACTTGGATGTAATTATATTGTTATCAATGGATCAATGAACGGCAACATTGATACACTACGCAATGAAATTAAAAACTTTGCATCAACCGTTTCCTTTTCTGGTGGAAGAAAATATGTCATACTTGATGAGGCTGATTACCTTAACCCTCAATCTACTCAACCCGCACTCAGGAACTTCATGGAAGAGTTTTCTGCTAACTGTGGTTTTATCCTTACTTGCAACTTTCTTAATCGTATCATCGCCCCACTTCACAGCCGATGTTCTGTTGTACAATTTAAGATAAACAATTCAGACAAGCCAAAACTTGCTGGTCGTTTTATGAAACGTATGACTGGCATTCTACAAAAAGAAAATGTAGAATTTGAAGAGAAGGTTGTTGCTGAACTTATTATGAAACACTTTCCTGATTGGAGGCGTGTTCTTAATGAATTGCAACGCTACTCTGCTACAGGTAAGATTGATACTGGAATTCTAGCAAATATCTCAAGTGACAATTTCAAGACATTAGTTGAAAGATTGAAAGCAAAAGACTTCACAGGTATGCGTAAGTGGGTTGCAGATAATCTAGACAATGAACCATCAGTACTATTCAAAAGAATTTTTGATAACAGCAACGAATGCTTGAAGCCTGATTCTGTTCCACGCATAGTTCTATTGCTTGCGGATTATCAATACAAGTCTGCATTTGTGGTAGATCAAGAAATTAACTTTGTCGCTTTCTTGACTGAAGTGATGGTTGACTGTGAATTCAAATGACACCGTTTGACTACCTAAACGCTATCAATCAATCAAAAGAAAACATGATGGTTGGTACCGACAATGATGACTTAGCCGAAAAAACGTACAATGCGTACATCGTTAATAAAGGACTATCTTACTTTTCAGACACAATCTTATATGCAAATGAGATGAACAGCCGTCATCTTTTAGACAACAAACCACAATTTCTCTATTTACTAAATACCATCAGACCACGAAAAAGGTTCAGCAAATGGTTTAAAAATGAAGTATTAGAGGAT